ACTATTTACACAGCTGAAGGATATGTAGCTTCTGTAGAGCAATCTGCTGATATGGAAGCGCCAGTATCTTACAGTGGTACTATCACCTTAACTGGTGCTATTGTAAAGTCTACTAACGCATAGTAAAATATATACTAGGTAGGGTCTAAAAGGCTCTACCTGGATATATAAGCAAACAATAAAATTATGGCAAACAAAAAACGAGGGTATTACACCATTCAACTTGGCGGTAAAAACCGTACACTTCACTTTTCTATGAATTTCTGGGCAGCGTTCACCGATGAGCTGGGAATTACTCTAGCTGATATTGACAAGCTGTTTGCTGGAGGTTTAAATTTATCTGAAATTAGAGCGCTTATATACGCAGCTATTTTGGCTAACGACCAAGAACAAGGTAATTTAATAGACTACAACGTCTTTACAGTTGGCGCTTGGTTAGAAGATGTAACAGCGGACCAGATTACAGAAATCATAGGAGTAATGACTGAAAGTAAATTATTAGGAAACGAACTTAACGGTGGTATTTCCAGAAACGCTACAAAGTCTACAAAGGAGTCTACAAAAAAAAAGACCCAAAAAGCCTAACTTTTGACGATTTATTAGACTACTATATTGGCCAGGTAGGAATTGAGCCAGATAAATTCTGGGCCTATACCTGGAAAGAAGTAGCTCTACTTGGAGAATCCTGGCAAATTAACGTTAATTTGCATTGGGAAATGCACCGTTACGTCTCATCCACAATTTATAACAGTAACGCAACTAAAAGGTCGCAAATGATACGACCAGACCAGCTGTTTAAGCTGCCTCAAGACGTTTATTTAGACCGTGATAGACCTAAGTCTACCAGGGATGAATTTAACGACTTTCTAGCGAAGGTAAAAGAAGCAAACGGTACAGAATACCAAACAATAAAATAGCGCTGTTATTTTCGTTATTTTTGTATTGAAAATCAAAGAATATGCCAGGAACTGAAAATATCTTAAAGACTACCCTTGTCGGTGACTCTAAACAATTACGCCAGGAGTTATCGAAAGCAGAAAAAGGATTAAAGCAATTTGGAGACAAAGCGAAAGCTATAGGTAAAACTATGAGCTTATACGTAACAGCTCCAGTTGTAGCTGCTGGTGGTTTTGCTATTAAAATGGCGTCTGACTTTCAAGAGTCTTTAAACAAGGTAGACGTAGCGTTTAAAGGTTCGTCTAGCGAGGTTAAAAAGTTTGCTAAAACTACATTAGATTCTTTTGGTATTGCTGAAGGCACAGCGTTAGATATGGCTGCGTTATTTGGCGATATGTCTACTTCTATGGGTTTAAATACCCAAGAGGCTTCTAAGATGTCTACATCGCTTGTAGGACTGGCTGGAGACTTGAGTTCTTTTAAGAATATGAATATCGAGGAAGTAACTACTGCATTAAATGGAGTATTTACTGGAGAAACTGAAAGTTTAAAACGCCTTGGTATTGTTATGACGGAAGTGAACTTAAAACAGTTTGCTTTAGAAAAAGGAATCAAGACGCAAATAAAAGATATGACCCAGGCACAGAAGGTGCAATTACGCTACCAGTATGTGATGGAAAAAACAGCAAACGCTCACGGTGATTTTGCTAGGACTTCTGATGGTTCAGCTAACCAGATGCGTATATTCCAGGAGTCATTAAAAGAACTTGGTGTTTTGTTTGGTGATGTTATACTACCAATGTTTACTAAAATTATAAAAAAGGTAAATGAATGGCTAAAAGAACTTAAAAACGCTTCGCCAGAAACTAAGAAATTTACAGTTATAATAGCTGGTATTGGTGCAGCTGTAGGTCCAGCTTTAATAGCTTTAGGTTCATTGGCTAGTGCATTAGTTAAGGTTAAGGTAGCATTTAGAGCATTGGGTACTGCTTCATCTGGTCCTATTGGTGTTATTTTACTTGCAATAGGCGGTTTGCTGTTTGCTTTTGACCAACTTACAGATAAAATAGCTGGTAATATTAGCCTATGGGAAAAGCTAAAAATTACTTTTAATTCTGGAGCTATATTAAATCCAACTGGAATGACTGGAGCTATTGCCAATATGCAAAACGCTAGTATTGCAGCTGGTAATTTAGCAGATAACTTAAAAAGAATATCTGAAAATAGACCAAAGCCAGAAATGCAGGGCGTATTTGGTGACGGTACGTTAGGAGGTGAAGGCCTTTACGGAATGGCGCTTTTAGGTTCTGGTCCTAAAAAAACCAAAGAAACTAAAAAATCTACAGAATTATTTTCTGAAAACGATTTAGCAGAACAAGAAGAACTAGCTGCACAGTTTACTGAATTGTTTTCTGGGTACGGAACTGATATAAAATTTGTAGCTGCTGCTTCTGAAATAGAACTAGAAAATTTCCAAAATAACTTTGGAGGTTTTGTTAGAGGTATGGATGACGAAGCAAACGGATTAACTGAAGTAGGAGATACATTAGACGCATTTGGAGAACGCTTAAAGAGTTTTTCTGAAAATTCAGCGCAAATAATGTCAGATGGACTTCAGAATATGCTAGGAGGCATAGGTTCATTATTAGGAGCTGCTGCTGCTGGAGCTAAAGTAGGAATTGGTGATTTAGCTAACGTAGTTTTAGGTGGTCTTGGAGATATGGCTGTACAGCTTGGTAAATTAGCTATTAAGACTGGTATAGCTATGAAGGCTATTAAACTATCATTTAAAAACCCAGCTACAGCTATTGCAGCTGGTGTAGCTCTTATAGCTATTGGTTCTTTTGTTAAAGGAGCTGCTGCTAATATAGCTTCTGGAGGCGATAGAGGGCGCAACAGTATTCCAGCATTTGCTTCTGGTGGTATTGTTTCTGGTCCAACTATAGGTCTTATGGGTGAATATCCTGGAGCCAGAACTAATCCAGAGGTAATAGCGCCACTAGATAAACTACAGTCAATGCTAGGAAATAGAGGCGGTAATGTAAACGTAACTGGTGAATTTAGAATTAAAGGCCAGGATTTACTAGTAGCAATAGATAGAGCGGATAAACAAAAAAATAGAATAGGTTAAAATTAGTCTATGGCATTTGGAGTAAAATATAGGTTAGAGTTTTCTGATTTAAAAGAAAACAAAAGAAAAGTAGAAATTCTAAAAGACAGTTATACTGGTTCAGTGTTGCCAATGGTAGCTAGTGGAAATCCAGTAGTTATAGACTGGCAAAAAAATGACGACTTTTATTCTAATATTATTGGCTCCAGCTGTACTTTAAACTTGAAAGCTACTGATTCTGTAACCTATGAAAATTTCTTAATAAACGGTGAGGATGAATGGAAAATAAGAGTATCACACTGGAACGGTGCGTCTTATGATGTTTACTGGGAAGGTTTTGTAGTAATAGATGGATACGTAGAGGCTATAGCTTCTGCGCCTTATGACATTACTTTAAAAGCGTTTGATGGCCTTGGACTGTTAAAAGGTCACGAAGCGCCTTATAGTGATACTTCTGCTGTAGATAATTACGATACATTGTTTTATTATTTACGTCAAATTCTAGCGCTTACTGGAAACGATTTTGACATTTATGTATCTAACAGAATACGTGAGGCTTCTGGAGCTGCTAACGATACTATATTCCACGATATAGACGTTAATGAGTTTGGCGTTATGAAGAAGAATTTAACGTACAGAAACGCAAAAGAACTATTAGAATTGATTTTAAAAATTACTAACTCCAGGGTTTTTCAATCTTATGGGCGTTGGTATATTGTCAGCAATTCAAACCTTATAGATTCTAATATAACTTCTACCATAAATATTAGAGGTGACCAAACAACCAGGCTAACCACTTTTGGAACTGAAAATATAGAATATAAAATATTTAATTCTGCTGGGGTTTACCAGTCTACAATTACGCCAGATATTTTACTTACAGCTCCAGCAGTTATGAAGCCTATAGATAATGACCTTGTAGCAGAGCATTTAAGACCATTTAAGAGCGTTACTTTAAAAACTGACATATACACTAATCTAGTTTTAAATCATAACCCACACTTCTTATATGACTCTAATCACTATGGAATTACTGTAACTGGTTCTGGTAATTATGGCGCTGTTGTTTCAGATTCAACTTACCCAGTTAAAGCACTATCTGCTGGTAAGTATTTTCATACAAATGATTTAGAAACGACTACTTCTGGAACTTGGATTGGTAATTTAGCTTTAGACAGAAGCTATCAGACAGTTAGACAAAACGCTGCTATGGAAGTTGGTTTTAACTACTATATTGTTAGTACTACTCCAGCTACTTATGAATTAGGGCTAAGAGTTTACGTAGACCCAGACGATACGCTACCACATAGATATTATAATTTTACTAATGACACCTGGGACCTTGACGCTCAACCCACAGATGACAATGTTAAAATATTGTCTACTTCATCTTTAAATGGCTGGGGACAGTTTAAGGTTAATCTAAAACCGTTTAGATATGTAGATTCTGGAGGCGCTATTATAGATGCAGAGGAAACTCCAAAGATAGGCGCCACTATAACCAGGTTAGATAAAACTGGAGGCACTGGAACTTATACTAAACACTACATAGATAATTTTTACGTAGCTGAAGTTATAGAAGTAGATGGCGATACTTACGTATATAAGCGAGAAAAACAAGTAACCAATCAAACGGAAACTTACACTATAGAGGACAACAGAATAAGCAACGAGTTAAACGACCTGGAGACTTTAAACTCATTTTCTGGCGACTTCAATAAGCCACGTTATGGCGCATCTAATTATAGTCTTGATATGATTATAACAAACGAGACCTTAAATGATTTTAGACTTTACGGTAAGCGTTACGAGGGTACATTTTATAAAAACGACGCATCTAATTTAGCTTGCGGTATGCACCATAAAATCTGGTTAAATTTTGGCAGCTCAATTCTCCAGGAGCCAGTTAGTTGTTATATCGATTATATGACTTACAACGTAAAACAAAATAGCTACAAAATATCTATGCACGTGCCTAACCAGGAAGTAGACGTTTACGCTGATACTTACGAAAGCACAGAATAAAAACACTCCTTTTGTTTGCTGGGACTCCCTATTTATACTTTGCTATGGTAGGGAGTTTTTTTAAAATAATTTTTAAATAATTAGCTTATATTACAAATATTTTTTAAATTTGTAAAAATTACTATAATAACTAATTATGGATTTAAGAGAACAATTAAAGCAGCTCAAGCTGTTTAAACGTGACGTATCTGCTCATTTGGGAATGACTATGCCTACTTTAAAAAGTAAGTTTGACAATCCAGGTAGCTTAACTATTACAGATGTTCAGAAGTTGCGAGAACTAGGTTTTAAAATTGAAATTTAACTATTGAACTATGAAAACAATTAACATTAAAGGTAGCGAGTATGTTACCGTCAATGAGCGACTAAAATATTTTAGAAGTTCAGAAGAATTTAAAGGCTGGTCCATACAAGAGGATGTAATGACCATAGACGAC